TACCGAATGGCAAAAGACATCGCCTGGAAGGTGATGAAAAAGCTAGTCCCGAAAGCCTGGATCAAATCAAAAAACGAAACCGACCTCAAGATTGAACTCGTCAACGGCAGCACCATCGAACTAAAGGGCACCGAAAACGCCATGGCCTTGCGCGGCCGAAGCCTGGCTGGCGTGGTGCTGGACGAAGCCGCCTTCATGAGTGCCGATGTCTGGTTCGAGGTGATCCGCCCCGCCCTCGCCGACAAACAAGGCTGGGCCTTATTCATCTCCACCCCCGACGGCACAGCTAGCTGGTTCTACGAGTTATGGCAATACGCCGAAAGCGGCGACGAGAACTGGAACCGCTGGCAATTCACGACGATTGAAGGCGATAACGTCCCACCGGAAGAAATCGAAGCAGCGCGCGGCCAACTCGACGCCCGCACCTTCCGCCAAGAATTTGAAGCCAGCTTCGAGAACCTAAGCGGCCTAGTCGCCGTGAGCTTCGGCGACGCAAACATCAGCCCCGAATCCGAGGACATCTCAGTCCTCCCCCTGCTGCTGGGCGTGGACTTCAACGTCGACCCAATGTCCGGCATCTGCGCCGTCCGCAAGGACGACACCCTCTACGTATTTGACGAAATCATGCTCACGGGTGGAGCGACCACCTGGGACTTCGCAGAGGAAGTCACCCGCCGTTTCGGCGTAGATCGCCGCGTAATCGCCTGCCCAGACCCGACGGGTGGCGCCCGCAAAACCAGCGGCGTAGGCCTCACCGACCACAACATCTTGCGCCGCAGCGGTTTTAACGTCTCCAGCCCCAAAGCCCCCTGGAAAATCCGCGACAAAATCACCGCCGTCAACACCGCGCTATTGGATGCCACTGGAACACGCCGCACATTGATCCACCCCCGCTGCAAGGAGTTAATCAAATCTCTCCGCACCCTCACCTACGCCCCTGGAACAGGCCTCCCTAACAAAAACCTTGGCGTAGACCACGCATTTGACGCCTTCGGCTACCTCTGCCTGCAACAATTCAACCTCGCCAAGGCCGGTATGCTCGGCCAAACAAGCTATCGCCTCTACTAACCCCCGTAGACTTAAACAAAGCCCTGAAACAATGCCTAAAAAGCGCGGTCTTTACGCAAATATCAACGCCAAACGCAAGCGCATTGCAGCTGGATCAAGCGAAAAGATGCGCAAACCTGGCAGCAAAGGCGCCCCAACTGCGGCAGACTTCAAAAAAGCCGCCAAGACGGCCAAAAAACCTAAGAAATAGCCATGGCCCTAACAATTTCCCGCGGTACAAACCTCGTCGAGTACCACGAATCCACCCCACTCACCTCCGTTGACGACGCACTGGAGGTCCACGCCGACAGCAGCGAATTCACCTTCGCCGTCACCGTAACGGGTGGCGCCAACTTCACCCTCGCCTTCGAGACCAACTTCAACGGCGGCGCCAGCTGGTTCGAGCTTGACACCAGCAAAACCATCAACTCCAACGGCCAATACATCTACTTCTATACAGGCAAACCCTCCAACAAAATCCGCGTACGTGTCGCCTCCATCGCATCTGGAACACCGAGCATTGTTGCCCACATCGGCGTCGCTTATCACGGCTAATGGCAATCCAAACCGTAAACGGAGGCTGCATCCACATCGAAATCGATGCTGAGGACGGCCTCACCCATGCAACATTCGCCTTCAAAACCCCATCAAACCCCGAAACTCTCGGCGGATTTGTAACAATGCTTGCCCAAGGCATCGAAGTGCTGGTGCCAATCAACGACCCCGACGACGAGGAGGACGACGATGACGATTGAATACCGCGGCGAACGCTTTTCGGGCTACAACAAGCCCAAGCGCACCCCAGATCACCCCACTAAATCACACGTAGTCCTCGCAAAAGAGGGCGACAAAGTAAAACTCATTCGTTTCGGCCAACAAGGTGTGACTGGCTCACCCAAAAAAGAGGGTGAATCTGCTGCTGCCCGCGCCCGCCGCGAATCCTTCAAAGCACGCCATGCAGCTAACATTAAAAAAGGAAAAATGTCGGCTGCCTACTGGGCCAACCGCGAAAAATGGTGACTAAATGACCTACGCAGTCCCCGGCCAAATCCGCACCCACCTCGTCAGTTCCACCTACATGGGCGGAACCGACAACCCCTTCAGCCGCACCGCAGCCGTGCTGGAGCAAATGAAGGGCTGGGAAATCATGAAAGCGGTGACGCTAGGCACCGAATACCTCCGCGAGCACAGCGAAGCCTTCCTGCCCCTGGAACCCCGCGAGGACTACACCGCATATTTAGCGCGCGTCAACCGAGCAGTCTTTTCCCCATATACACAGCGACTAATCCGCGCTGCTGCGGGCCTAATTCTGCGCAAGCCCATCTCGATCAGCGGCGACCCCTACTGGAGCGAGATTTTTGCCAAGGACGTAGACGGTTGCGGCTCCGACCTAGACGAATATGCACGCCGCACCCTGATCTGCGCGCTGACCTACGGCCACTGCCACACACTGGTGGACTTCCCCGCCCCTTCTGGGGCACGAAGCCTTGCTGAAGAGCGCGCCCTCAACCGCCGCCCGTACTGGATTGAAGTCGACCCGACCAACATCTACGGCTGGCGCTTGGACCGCGAGGTTAATTACGGCAAGCTGATCCAAGTACGCATCGGCGAAAAAGCAGTCCTACCGGACGGCGAATTCGGCGAAAAAGTGTACGACCAAGTCCGCGTCATCGAACCCGGCCGCTACCGCATCTACCGCCAGAGCGAAACCCGCAAGGAAATGGCTGGTTCGATGCCATACCCAAACGCCTACGACGCCACCGCTAGCACCAGCGACTACGAACTGGTGGAATCGGGCGACTACAGCCTGGGCGAAATCCCCCTCGTAACGCTGTACGCCAACAAGACCGACACGATGACCAGCAAACCCCCGTTGCTGGACATCGCCTATCTAAACCTGGCCCACTTCCAGCGCCAAGCGGACCTGATCCACAGCCTCCACATCGCCAGCCAACCCATCCTGGTTTTAGAGGGCTGGGACGACCAGACCAAGGACATGGCGATCAGCGTGAACTACGCCGTCGCCACCCAACCGGGCAACCAGATTTATTACGTGCAGCCCGCCGCCAGTGCATTTGAAGCCCAAACCAACGAAATCCGCGAATTACAGCAGCAAATGGCCACGCTGGGCATCAGCACTCTCAGCCAGCAAAAGTTCGTCGCTGAATCCGCCGACGCCCGCCGCCTCGACCGCGTCGACACCAACTCCATGCTGTCAATGGTCTCAATGGACCTAGAGCAAACACTGCAGCGCAGCTTCAACCTGGCCGCAAGGTATCTGCAACTGGAGCCACCGGAAGTCCACATCAGCCGCGACTTCGACATCGACCGCCTGATCGGCCAAGACATCACCGCACTTACCGCACTCTTCGGCCAAGGCGTACTGGATCGCGACGAATTCCGCCAAATCCTTGTACAGGGCGAGATTCTGCCTGTTGCAACCGAATCCACCGCCGAGGAAGAACTCCTGGAGACCGCCGCACAAGAACGCGAGGAAGCCGAAACGCTCTAATGCAGTAAAGTAATACTGCATTTACATCTTTGTCATGGCCCAATCGCTTGACAAAGTTCTGCAACCGGACGGCAGCTACAAGTGGCAACTTGTAGACCTGACGGACGCCTACGTGGGACGAGCACCTGCCGAGCCCGCCAAACCTGCAGAACAGCCCAAACCTAAGCGCCGTTCCAAGGTCGAAGAAACGATCTCCCAAACCCCTGAGTACGAATTCTGAGTATGGAAGAGCAAGTCATCCAGGAGACACCCGTGGTGACTCCTGACCAGCCCGTGGCTGGAGTCGACACCGCTCCTCAACCTGACCTTGGCGCACTCCGCGCCGAATACGAAAGTCAGATTGCAGCTTTTAAGGCACAAGCAGCGGAAGCCGAGGAAAGATTCCAAGGCATAAAGACCAAACTCGACGAGGTCTACAAAAAGCAGGACGACCAGCGCAAGAAAACGCTGGAAGACCAAGGCCAATGGAAAGACCTCTGGGAGGAAGCCAACAAAACCGCCCAGGACAAGGACATCCAGATCGCTGAATTACAGCGCCAACTGGACGACCTAAAGGTATCCAACAAAAAAGCTGCAGTCCGCACCAGCGCCTTATCTGCAATCAGCCAGGCTGGAGCAATAAATGCAGACCAAATGCTGCAATTACTTCAAAACAACCTGCACGAAAATGACAGCGGCAAAGTCGTTGTTTTGAACGGCGGCGTTGAGCAGGACATCAACACCTACCTTTCCAACCTAAAGAACCCTGGTTCGGGTTACGAGCACCATTTCAAACCAAGCAGTGCCGCTGGAATGGGCGCCAAGCCCACACCAACCTCAGCGATTGCCCCTGGAATGGCTAACCCGTACAAGGAAGGTAGTATTAACTTAACGAGGCAAATGGCCTTGGAAGCCTCCGACCCTGATCTCGCAGCTGTGCTGAGGAGAGAGGCCGGTCGGTAAGTCCCCGTGGGACACCACTCAAGTCTGTGACTTGAACCCCGCAAACCAACCCCCTGGAGTTTGAAGTGGCCGCACCATTTCAGAATTATTCCGGCGGTGTCCTTCTGGCGGACATCGTAAAAAGGAATAATCTCAGCACCTACGTGTCTGAGGCGATCAAAGAGCGCAGCCTGTTCGTCAAGAGCGGCGCCGTTGTTCGTAACAGCCTGCTGGACGCCCGCGAAGGCGGCACCCGCATCCAAGTTCCCGAGTTCAACCCCGTGGCTCCTACTGAGGAGATCATGGATGGCACGGCTACCTGGGGCACCAGCACCGCTGGCTACCTGACCCCTCAAAAGATCGGGACCGCCACCCAGATCGCTTCGATCATCCACCGCGGCTTCGCCTATGCCGTGGATGACGTTGCGATGCTCGCGGCTGGTGAAGACCCGATGCTTCACATCCGCAACCAGCTTGCAGACGCCATCAACAAGCTGAACAGCGCCCGTCTGTTCTCCCAGCTTGCCGGTCTGTTTGGCACCGCCCTGTCTTCCCACTCGCTGGACAAGGCCGTTGCCGCCGCCTCGGGTCAAACCGAAGCCAACTACCTGACTGCCGCCACCGTCGCCGAGGCCCGTGCGGTCCTGGGTGAGCGCGGCGACGAGCTGGACATCCTGGTGGTCCACCCCTCTGTGGGCTTCTACCTGTATCAAGTCGGCCTGCTGACCTTCAGCACCAGCGCACTGGCTGCCTCCGGCGCCGTGACCTGGGGCGGTGGCGGTGTGGGCGTCGGCGCCCGTGCAATCGGCGAATTTGCTGGTTGCCGCGTGATCATGGATCCCTCCGTGAACACCGTGCGCCCCGGCACCAGCACCCACGTCAGTGAGTTCCGCTGCTTCCTCGCGAAGAGCGGCACCATCCTGGAAGGCGTGCAGCAAGACCTGCGCATCGAAGCCGACCGCAACATCCTGTCCAAGCAGGACGTGCTTTCGGTCGACTACCACGGCGCCTACCACGTGATGGGCACCAAGTGGGGTTCTGCGTCGGACAACCCGACCAACGCCGCCCTGGCAACAGCCGGCAACTGGACCGCCACCTACGACATCGACCTGATCCCCCTGGTCGAAGTGATCGTGAACACCCCGCTGGACACCACCGCTATCCCCTGATCGCGGACCCAGCCAATCAAGGCCCCACTTCGGTGGGGCTTTTTTATTGGCGCTACACTGAAACAAAAGCTCCGTAAGTACCTGTGGCTGCGACGATTAACGCTACTTTGAGCAGCGCGTCGGCCAACAGCTACGTGACGCTGGCCGAAGCCAACACCTATTTCGAAACCGTCCCCGACTCTGCAACCTGGGACGACAAAACCGACGACCAAAAGAACCGCTCTCTAATTTCTGCCACCCGCTGGATCGACAGCCTCAACTTCTACGGCGACCGCTGCGACAACGACCAAGCGCTTAAGTGGCCCCGCAACAATTATCACGTCGACCGCGTGGAACTGGTCTGCAACGTCATCCCCGCAGACATCAAATACGCCACCTACGAACTGGCGCGTGCTCTAGCCAACGACACTGACGCCGTAACTGGCAACACAGGCACCACCGGCCTCTACGACCAAGTAGAACTGGGCGACCTCAAGGTCAAATACAACCAGACCTCCCAAGCGGTTGGCACGATCAACAACATCTTCGACGTTTACCCCTGGCTCCAGTCCTACCTCGGTGCTTATACGTTGGGCGGTTCCGGCGGCTATCAAATCCGCGTTGTGAGGGGATGAAATGAGCCTCGTCGACACGACTTTTGCCAGCATCCCCGCCCAGCTTTTAGCTGACTGGGGCCAAAACGTGACCTACCTAAAGGCCGCAACATCCCCCACGTATAACACCACAACCGGCGAAGTTTCTGGAGCGGACACCAGTATCACAGTCCGCGCTCTAATTTTTGAAGCCAAGCCCGAAGAGTTCGAGTCAACGTATCAAACAAGCGACCTAAAAGTCATCATCGGCAACGCCGAGCTTGGAGCATACGTGCCTAGTATCCGCGACCGCATCCAATACACCCAAAACAGCGCCACCAAAACCGGCCGCGTCATTCTGTGCAAAACCTCCCGCGGTGAAAACCCGATTGTCCACACCATCCTCCTGAGGCCCCAGTAATGGCTCGCAACGGTACATGGAATCTACTGAAAGAGCTGGATCGTGTAGCCGCTACTACGATCTACAACGGGCCAAAACGCGCTGCCGAAAGAATTGTTCGCGAACTACAAGAGCGTGGCCCAGCGTGGACAGGTAAATTTTCAAACTCATGGCAGATTGAGACACCCACAACCGTGAAACGCGGTACTGGCGCTCCGGGTAATCCTGTGCCTATCGTCACTCCACCATTAACAGGCATACAAGTAACTACCTCGATTGGTTCAAAAGATAAAGTAGTGTTTCGTATTAGCAATTTTTCGTCTTACGCGGATATTGCCACAGATGTGGAACCCGGTGTGTTTATAAATCCAGGAACGGAACCGATTAAACCGATCGATAAGGTAGGCAAGCGTCAAAAAGGTATTCGTGGCTTGCTAACAGGAAGTGGAGGTAACAGAAGAACCGCCCCTCTTGACTGGTTCAGTATCTATGTAAAAGGGGGAGCTATCGATAAGACTATTGAGATCGCCATGAGGACTACGGACCGATGAACTACCAAGCCATCCGCGCCGTTTTTGAAACCCCACTGTTAACGGCTTACAACGGCTTGTCTCCGGCTGTCCCGGTCTATTTCGACAACGTCATGAACGACGGTGCGGATAGCGCCGAAGAATTCGTCCACATCAACATTCAATTCGGCCTAACAACCGAACTGACGCTTAGCGACAATCCCGACCGGGTACGAGGGGTAATCGTCATCCGCACATACACACCCAAAGGTCGCGGCCCCGCCCGCAACCAGACCCTGGTGAATGTCGCCACAACCGCGCTCCAAACAATCAACAACACAGCAAAACCCGCAACCGGCGTCTACGTCCGCACTGGTTCTATCGACGGCCCCAGCTTCAGCCCCGACTTCGGCGGCACTACACCAGACCAACAATCCCGTCGCGCATTTACGCCCTTCTTTATTTCACGAATCGAGGCAGGATTCCAAGCGCAGATTATTTCTTAATACCCAACAGCACTGGCGCTAACCTGTATTAAGCCGGGCTGTGCCCGCGTCACTGTCCCATCCATTAGGTAAAACCGATGGCCACCGTCCTCTCGGGCACCTCCGGCGCCCTGTACTACTCCCCTGCTGGCACCACCGCAACCTTTGGTGAGTCTGCTGTCGATGTCGCCAATGACGAACTCGACCTTGCCACCTACCTGAACCTGAAAGTCGGCGATCCTGTTGCTTTCAGCGTCGTCAACACCGAAACCGGCGCTGCTGGCAGCGGCACTCTGCCCGCCGGCATTTCTTCTGGCACCACCTACTACGTGATCAGCTACACCGCTAGCACTGGTGTGCTGCAGGTGTCGGCTACCTCGGGTGGCGCCGCCATCACCATCACGGATGATGGCACCGCAGTTGCACCCAACGCCTTCAAGGTTGCTTATGCCGCTCCTGCCGCAGTGGGATCTGTACGGGAATGGAGCTTTGAGATCACTCGAAGCGAGATCGACGTAACCACCATCGGCCAAACCCTTGGCCAATACGCCCCCTTCCGCAGCTATATCACCGGCTTCGCGGACGGCTCTGGTTCCGCGACTGTGTACACCACAGACGACGACGCCAACCTGTCGAACCGCATGGTGGAAGACGTGCTGCAGCGCCAGCAAGTGGGCGCCACGATGAAGCTGTACATCGACCGCATCGTGAGCGGCGGTTCTGTGGATGACACCCTGAGCCGTTCCATCACCGTTCCCGTGATTCTGACTTCGGCCAGCCTCACCGTGAACCCCGACGACGGCCAAAGCGTGGAAATCGCCTTCCGCCCCAGCGACACCCCCACCTTCGACCTCACCAAGTCCTGATAAGCTCCTACAGCAGTCAGTTTCAGCGACCCCAGTCCCCAACCGGGCTGGGGTTTTTCATTTCTAATCCGCTACACTACAAAAGTATTAGCCAAGCAGTTTTATGCCTGCGCCGACAAACCTCAGCGCCCTGGAACGTCTGCGTAAAGCAGCGAATTTGGAGCCCACCAAAAAGGAAGTGGAGCTTAGTGACGGCAGCGTTTTTGAGATGTGGTCACACCAATGACGATGGCTGAGCGCGAACGCGCCCAACGCCAAGCCAAATCTGACGATGCGACCGCTTTTGCCCTGCAACTGCTGATCGCCAAGGCTTGCGACGAGAACGGCAACAAGCTGTTCAAGCCAGGCGAGATCGATGTCCTCAAGAACGATGTGCGGGACAAGGATCTCCAATCTCTGATGCTGGCAATCCTGACGGATGGCAGCGAAGAACTCGACACCAAAAGCGCTTGAGGACCAGCTCCGCAAGGACACCTACCTCATGCTCCAGTTCTACGTCGCCAAGGAACTGGGCATGACGCTGAACGAGCTACGGACCCGCATGACCGACATGGAAATGCTTGCCTGGAACGCTTACTTCAGCATCCGCGCGGACGAGGAGAAAAAAGCCTACGAAGCCGCCAAACGCCGCCGCTAACCCGGCGGCTTTTTTACGGGATAAACTGAAGTACCAGAACACGTCGGAAGGTAGCCGTGGCCTACACCGCGAGTATCGCTATTGCGGTTAAAGGCATCCAGGACGTAAAAGCCTTACAAGAAAAAATTGAAGCAGCTGCGCAAGGTGTAGACAGGTTCAATAACTACGCTAAAGAAGCCTTCGGCGGAAATTTTGTTCGTAGTATTAGAAATCTTAACTCTGCCTTACGTGAAGCTGCAGACGCATTTGACAAAGCAGCGTTAGGGACAAGCCGTGCTGTTGACGCCGCTAGCGCCTACATAGCAGCGGAACGTGAGATAAACCGCGGTTTAGCAGAACGCAAGCGGTTGCTGAAAGAAGTAGCTGCACAGGAGGCTGCCGTCGCTGCCGCCGGAATGGGTATGCGGTTTAGTTTTGGCGGCCCCAAGGCATTACCGGCAGCAGGGCAAACAGCGTTTAAGGGTGAAGTTGTCGGTGGACTCGGCGGCGGAGCCAGGGCAGCATTACAAAACTATGAATTACTAACCGGAGCCTCAGGCAAACTAGCCGCACGTACACAAGACCAAGCTGATACAGCTTTACGTTTTGCGCAAGCACTACAGGAACAAGTAAAACCGCTCAGTCAAATTGATGCTTTATACGCAGGTATTTACGGGCAGGCTATAAAACTAGCTGGAATTAAGGCACTCCCTGACAGTGAGATGCTTAATGCCGCTGCACGCGGTTTACAAACAATCGAAGCGATCGAAGGGCGCCGCTTAACTACGGCAGAACGCCGCGCTAAGAAACTAAAAGACATCGAGGATTACTACGGTGATCGCATCGGCGGTATGGCTAATGCAGGCTTTGGTGTTCAAGGTCCTGCTGTCCCTCCCAGACCTAAGCGCGGTCTAAAAGCACCGGGTGTGCTCGACGCTATCTTGGGCGCCGGTTTCCCATTGTTATTCGGAGGTGGACCCGGCGCTGTTCTCGGAGGCGCTGCAGGTGGTCTACTCGGTGGAAAGATCGGTGGTATGGCTGGCATGGCCCTCAGCGTCGGTCTATCCGCCGTTGGACAAAAGATTGACCAAATCTTCGGACAAGCTATCCGCGCCACCCAAGAACTGGGCCAAGCCCTCAGCCGCCTAGACGTTGAAAAGTTACGCGAAAGCAGTGTGTATGTAACTTCTAACCTAGAAAATCAAATACGGCTTCTACTTGAAGCAGGTAAATATGAGCAGGCTAGAGCTGTTGTAGGTAAGCAAATCGCTGATCAGACAGGTTCAGTAGGTAAAACAATTGAAAGATCCAGCAGAGCAACGACAGAACTACAGGTAGCTTGGCAACTGGTCAGTAACACAGTCAACACACTACTCGCAGCTTTAACTGTAGATGCTGTACAGGCTCTTACAGGTATCTTGCGTTTGGTAAATATGGTAGCCAGGGGTGTAAATGTTGTTGTAACTGGTAGCCGTAATCTTATAGACAAAACAGCTAAGTGGATTATTACCTTATTTACAGGAGAAAAAGCGTACAATAGAGCACAAAAAGCCGCAGCTCTTGTTACTCAAGAAGGTGAAAAGATGCGAGCAGCATCTGAAGCAAATATCGACGCAGGTGTACGAGAGATACAACTCAAAAATCAACTTCTGGACATCGAACGCTCACGCTTAGAAGGAACTAACAGGCTCGCTAGACAGAGCCAGATAGAAGCAGATTATGCTACCGAGCGCGCTAAAGCTTTAAGTGATGAGGCTGAGAAAAAGCGCGAGATATACAGCAGGAGTAGCCTCATAACTGCACGACAATTACAGATGGAGCTTGACATAGCCGAGGCAAACACAAAACAGCGTATAGAAGGTGCAGCAATCACTAAAGAAAAAGGCCAACAGAAACTCCTAAATGATGCTCTGATTGCTGGTCTGCAAGATCAGGCAGACGCGGCTAAGAACCAAGCTGAAAACTACGCCCTGGTAAATTCTTCGGCAACAAAAATACTTCAAATTGAAGAGCAAAGACTGCAGCAACGCCTTCAGTTTGCTACGTCTCTAAATCAAGAGTCAGCCCTAATCGACAGGATAACAGCTAATCGTAAACAACAAGCCGAAGTGGAGTATCAAGCACAAGTCAGGTCAGCCCAAGCGGCAGTAGAAGACGCCGCCAGACAGTACGATATCGTCAAAACAAAACACGCGGCAAAACAAGTTGATGATGAAGCATTAAACACAGCTATCCGTAACCTAAACACCGCGGTGCTTAGCCGCGATGTGGAGACTCAAATTGCCGGCCTGAAGCGCGAACAGGGACTGGAGACCGCCGAAATTCAGGGCCGCCAGAAACAACTAAACGCTTATGCGGAAGACTACAAGCGTACCAACGAAAGTATAAGCCGCGAACTAGACGCACAAAGCAATGCTCTGAGTAACAGAGCCTCGCTTTTGTCTGCCATCAGCCAAGCCACACAAACAATCAACAATATCGAAATTGAATCTCTTACACGAGAGCTGGAACGTACCAGCAGTGTGCGAGAGCGCGAAAAGATCCTTGAAAAGATATATCGCCTAGAAGTAGAAAACGCAAAAGCCGTTCTTCAAGCTACAAGAGCACAGATTCAAGCTGAACTACAACGTGCAGAAGTTGCATACAGAAAAGTGCTGCTTGAGCAAAAGATGCTCGAAGCGGTTGTTGCCATAGCTAAGGCGCAAGGCATAGTAACGCGCGAGCATTACGAAGCACTAAAAATACAAGAAGATGCACTAGCGATTGCAAAACATAATGTAGACACTGCGGTGCAAATCGCGGATGTGCAGTGGAAAGCGGCCGACGCGGTATTCAAAGCCGCCGTGGACGCCGCCAAACTCAAAAAAGAAATGGGTGGTGTTGCGGATGCTGCAGGGCAGTTTGCCGGCAACATGGAGCGCGCCGCTAGTGCCGCTGGCGCCATGGTTGGGACACCGTTTGCAGTAAAAGGAGGTGCGGAAGAAATCCAAGATCCGGCGCTCAAAGCTCAAGCACAAAAGATCTGGCAGGAAGCGGAAGCATTTGCTGCAACCAAAGGTATCGCCAGTATTCAGGCGGACATTTTGCAGCGTGCCCGCGATGCCATCGCCAGGATCGCTTTCCGCGATTACACGCTTCGTACCAAGGCCGCAACAAGCACAGTGAGTGCGCCGGCAACAATTACATCTACTGCAACTGCACCGTCAACGACCCCCATCCCAACAACACAACCTCTTGCCGCGGGCTTGTCGATGCAACCCGGCGGTGGAGCTGGAACAGCCATCGTGGATCGTATGCCGACGATCAACCTTCAAACCGGACCAGTTCTCCAGCAGGAGGACGGCAGCAAGTACGTCAGCCTCGGCGACCTAGAAAAGATCCTGCAGGACTTCGCCACGGTAGTGTTTAACAACGCCCGCAGCGCTGGTGGTCGCCGCTTCCAGGGGGTCAACTAATGGCTAACCGCGCCCAATCCCAATACCTCCGCATCTTCGACGAGGCTGGAACGTACTACCGCTGGCAGCAGTTCTATTTCAACCAGTCCGTCACCTGGGACAGCCAAACCTGGGATTACCACCCGTTTAGCGTTAATGCCCTGATTGGCACTGCAACACAGGCGGAGGCAGGCATCAGCGTGACAGTGCCAGCGACATCACTTGCGGTCACGGTTTTTCACACCGCGATCAGCGAGAACTACCTGTGCGAAGTAAAGATGTACGAGTTTGATCCGCGATTATCTCAGTCTGCGCCGCAAGCCGGGCAACTACTGATCGGCTCCTACGTTGGCGAAGTAGTTGGGATTAGCGGCAGCTTCACTGAGCTGGACGTAAGCATTGGATCTAGCCTTGCACCAGTAGGCGCGCAAGTGCCCCCGCGCTCGTACTCATCGCGGCTGATTGGAAACCCCATCAAGCTATGAAAATCCGCGTTTCCGATCCACTGGCACTGCTCCCGTATCAGACGGGTGTGCTGCGCCCACCTCTGGAGAAAAAGAAGGCTGAGGGTAATGCTGCAAGTGCCCTCGACACCAACCAACGCGCCATCGAACTGGGCGAACCCGTGCCGATTGTGTTCGGCAAGTACGTTGATGTCCCTGGCACAACCAACGATTACGGCGGCGTTTTTATCAGCCCTGGGGCAACCAAAGCCCGCTATGAGGACATTGTTTACGCGCCTATTTCCGCTTCGGACACTACTTTGTCCGTGCGAATGTGTTTTGTCCTTAGTCAAGGAGAACTTGGGACAATTCAAGTACAGGACGTTTATCAACGCGCCTGCCGTAAAGGAATAGCTGCAGTCTTTTACAACAAGCTGGCTGGTACGTATTTTTCAGCAGGTAACTATATCGACTATGGCGATCTATGGACCTGCCCTAATTACTGCGGCACCGACGACGGCACATACGCAGACACAACAACACTGTATTACCGAAATTATTACGCCTCTGGTGACGATACCTGGACCCGCCAAGTCCACGTCTTTATCCGTAACGGCATCAAAGTCCCACGTTTAATTGAGGGCACGACAGATTCCAGCAACAACATGGTGGATCTGGCGCTGTACCTGATCCGCGAGACTAGCCGCGTACCAGAGCTACTGATCGACACCACTGCGATGCTGCTGGCGGCAAACTTCACCGCCACCAACGGCTTTAGCTGGGACGGCGTAATTAAAGAATCCTCCAACTTGGAGGACTGGATGCAGCAGATGG